GAAGCCTAATGCTCCACAAGGGCCGTCAATTCCATCTAGGCCATCTTGGCCTTGAATACCATCAACGCCACAAAAACCTGTTGCTCCACAGAAACCTGTTGAACCAGTAGCGCCACAGAAACCCGTAGCTCCACAAAAGCCTGTAGAACCTGTAGCTCCACAGAAGCCTGTAGCTCCACAGAAACCTGTAGAGCCAGTTGCTCCGCAGAAGCCTGTTGCTCCACAAAAGCCTGTAGAACCTGTAGCTCCACAGAAGCCTGTAGCTCCACAGAAGCCTGTAGCTCCACAGAAACCTGTAGAGCCAGTTGCTCCGCAGAAGCCTGTTGCTCCACAAAAGCCTGTAGAACCTGTAGCCCCACAAAAGCCGGTTGCTCCACAGAAACCTGTAGCACCACAAAAGCCTACGGTTCCAGTTGGGCCAGTGTCACCCATTAAACCGTCAACGCCGTCAGTACCGTCAGTGCCACTACCGCCACATGGGCCTTCAGCTCCGCACGGTCCTACAGCTCCGCCGTTAGTGACATACGGCAGACTATTCCAAGGCGTAACCCCATCACCAATCTTTAGTTTGTTTGTATCGTTTTCGTAGCCTGGTTCTCCAAACGATAGAACAGGGTTACGGCTTGTCCATACAGCCGCAATACCTCTGCGGAGTTGCAGCCGTTCGTTGGTTGTCACTACACACCGCCAAGGTCCAAGTCAGCTTCTGGGATAATACCATTGTCGCCAACTGCGCTGCTTGGAACCCTTTGCATCAGATTGAACATCATGCGAAAAAGCTCATATGCGAGTTTCTCTCGGCTGTCTCTTTCCTTGCCGTAGAAGAAAATCTCGCCATTGACGACAGTGGCAATCAACTGCCCACTATCATCCTGCAGCCACATTTGCGCCATTAACTACCCCTTAACTGTTATTAATCCAGAATACAATGTATTGATTGCCGGTATTATCCACTTCAGAACCAGGAGTAATCTTACCTGCAGCTGCTGTAAGCGTTCCTGCATGTGCTGCTAGCGTAGCAATAGATGCAGCTGAAGTAAGTGTCAATACCGCAATAACAGTATCATCGGCAGCCATGCCAGTAACAGTGATTTGATGAGTAACAGTTTCATTTTCGCCAGCAACCACAGACACCTTTGGGAGTCCGTGAACAGTTGTGCTAAGGTCAGCAGCGGCGTGCGTAGGAATAGCAGTAATATCAGTATCCAAGTTAGCTTCGTCAATCACGGCCTGGGCATCACCAAGACCACGACCGGCGACACCCGCCAACGTCGTTTGGGTCACGCTACTTCTTGCTGGACTAGTCATTATTTCTCCCAGGTGACGACAAATCGGACAACATCATTTTCTGCAAGGTCATCGCCGATAAAAAACAGCGAATTACCGGAAGCAAGTTGCCCCCGGTATTCTTGTGTAGTAAATGTAGTTGTAAAATTCTCCGTCCCGGCGGCACCCGCTGAGAAGGAGACAGGAACATCATCTTCAATATCCAGTGTTGGCACTGCTGCCGTTACACCAGTATCGTCAATAACTGTTTGAATGATATTCAATGGTCCACGATGGAAATTAACTTCCAATCCCGAGCCATCATTGAGACCACTAAGGCTCCAATCTTCAGTTGCCGGAGTACCTCCAGTGGCAGTTAAACTAAATTCTCGCCTGTGCAGGGTCATTTTGGTCCCCTAGCGCGTGGGAGGGGGACGCGTACAAGCGTTGGCCCCCTCCCAGGCGTTTACTTATGAAACAGTAACAGTACCACGGGCACTAGCAGGCCCGAGATGGATAGAACCGTCAGCAGCTGCGTAGCGCCAACGGACATAGAACGAATACGTACCGGCAGTAACAGCAGTAAACGTGTCAGTGTCGTCGGGTCCATCACTAACGACAGTCCCGATGGTAGCGGCGCGATAAAATGCACCGTCATCATCCGTGTCACTTCCACGCTTGTACACTGTAATCTCTGCACCCTTGTGGCCGTTAGAACCGCCAGTAATATCGTTGGCATGAATAGCCGTAACAATCTTACCAGCAGCATCAACAACCGCGACCGTGCCCGAAGACTCAGCCGTGTCATGGGTAGCAGGGACACCCTGATTCGCCGTAACCGTTTCTCCATCAACAGTCGTACCACGCCCACCGCCGCCGAGACCGCCATCCCCACCAGGGACTGCACGACCATCGAAGTTAGTGTAAGTGAAGCGACCCCCACCACCAGTGGGATAGTTAGCGCCAGTCAGACTACGACCGAAACGGTCTACGCCAGTATCTTCAGCCCTACCAGCAGAATCGATAGGGTCGCCAGCAGTAGAACCACCTTGAACACCATTTCCGATATATGCCGTCCGGCCAGTTGGGCGAGAGACTGAAGTGCTAGCAGCACCCAGCAATCCACCCGAGTTACCAGAGCGGTCATACGTGTCAGACTCGCGGTATCCCGTAGTGTCTTCCACACCACCAGCCAGAGCAGTTACCGCGTGAGTCGGGCTAGATGGGCCTTCGATGACAGATGCAGCACCAATAATCGGGCCAACATACAAGCCACCAGCAGCACCCTTCAGACCTCGCTTCACGGTCGTCGGACCCAAACCCGCATCACGCGGGAAGGTCACTGCAGTAACAGTTGAACCAGCCATGTTACACCTCCACGAAGACGTGGACGCGGTAAACGTCGCCGTCCGTGCCTGAAGAAAGGGCAACGGTCAGCGGGCTTCTAGCGATAATCGAAGGGCCGGGGCCTTCCGTGTTAGCCGCTGGGTCGCCACCAGTGTCGAAAACATCCGTCTCCAGCGCAGTCGGGTAAATGGACAGACCAACCGTGCTGTAGCTCTGCTCAGTAGACTTGACAGTAGAGTCATCAGCACCAAAGTCCACACTAGTAGCCTTGGCAACAACACGCCCATCCGCATCAGTGACCACTAGCGTTGCAGTAGCCTCTACGTTGCCATCGTCGCCCTTAATTTCGAGCTTGATGACCTTCGCATAAGCAGCCCCGAGACCAACGGTCTTCGAGCCGGTCGTGGTAGCACCATCAGTACCGATGGTGATTGTATCAATAGTACGCTTTTTAATAGCCATTACATTACTCCTCTAATTGAGAGCTTCTTCAAGCTCTACTGTTTGGGCTTCTACAGCCTCTTGTGGTTCGGCGGGAGTGCCGAAGTAAGCGATACGAACCGATTTCCTCGGCTTGGGGAACTGCTGAAGGACAGTCTTTCGGTTCAGGGTAATTTCCTCAGCGATGAGGTAATAGTCCCTTTCCCACGTTGATAGAGACTCAATCTTCTGAATCGTTGCGGGGACATTACGCCCCTTCAAACGCTCAGCTGCTTGTGCCACCCGCTCCTCCGCCCCAAGGCGCTTACGCCGTGCGAGGCGGTCCTTCGACAAAGCAAGGTCAGTTGCTTGGTTCTTTTCCCGAGTTGCTTGACGGTCTAGCATTCGCTTATGACTGTCAAGAACTTCGAAAGAACGGGATTCCATTGGACTCATACTGCCCTCCAAGAGAGTGGGGGTCCGAAGACCCCCTCACTCATTTAGGTCGTCACGCCAGTGGCGTAACCATGGCTGCGACGGCTGTCGGTGATAAGCTCACCCATGCTCAGAATCAGAGCAACCTTCGCGTCCTGGTTGTACGGGCGCTGGAACTCAGTCAGCGAGAGCCACGCAGCGGAGTGCTGCACGAACTCAAGGCGGTCAGAGTTCAGCATGTAAATGGTGGCAGACGGAACATCTGGCTCGAAGACCAGCTCAGCCGTCTTATGCGCGACAGACTGGAAACCCAGGTCTGCCATACGCAGGTCGTTGAAACGCACGTTCGGCACAGCGAGTGCCTCATACGCCTCATAGACCGCCTGCGAGCAAAACTCCACGTCTACCTTCGACTTGTTCAGGCGAACAGTATTGTACAGGTTGTTCATACTGTCAATCCCGGCGAAGTCCGTCAGGTCAATCGTGGTGTTCAGAGGTGAAGCCCACCAAGTATAGGTGCTGGGGTCGATGCCACCAACCGTGCCCGAAGACTTCACAAGCACCGGAATGCTCTGGAAGTCCTTGCCACCGTTACCCACCGAAGAAGCCCAGAGCATCGCGTTCATGTCGTCAGCGACAGAGAAGCGAAGCTGGTCAATCTTGGCCTGCAGCAGATTAATGAGCTGTGCGGCACCCGAGTTCTTGCGAACCTCCTCACCGGAGATAACGACCGAACCGGCGTGCTGCTTCCACCCGTACTCTGCCCAACCAAGACCCTCCTGCGGGGTCGTGTCGATAATGTCGTAACCACTGTAAGTGGAAACGGTGTCATTGAATGCGAACACAAGAGGCCGACGAACCACAGTACCGCCATCTTCCGACACACGCGACTTCATATTGAGCCATGCGGTCAGGGCGTTGTCCTGCGTAATCTGGTCAGCCAGCTTAGGACGCACTTTGTCCAGCGTTGACGTCACAAGGACATCAAACTGGTCTGCGTAAATACTCATTACTTATTCCTTTAGGCTAGCGAATACTAGCTGCTTGGCACAGCACGCCCACCCTTAAGAACATCACGCCACTTGAAACCTGACTCGGCTTGTGCTTCGGCTGCGGCCTCTTTGACCACATCACGAAGGCTTTTATTCTTCGTGTCAAGCACCCTAGTCCCAGCATCAGTACTTCTAGGTCGAAGTCCTGAAGCAGACTTCTTAGCTTCGTCACGCCGAATCTTATCGATTTCGGCCTGCACCACTGCCTTGTCTGTTGCTGAAGCTTTGTCGAGTCGGAAGTAAAGAATCTCCGGAGAGCCGATGCCTTCTTGCGCTGCAAAGCGCAGAACATCAACGCGGTCTCCGGGAAGCTTCCCGTACTTCTGTTCCAGTTGGTCCAGCTCAGTATTCCAGAACGTAGCAGCTTCGCGGATTGACTCCACTTCGACCACCTTTTCGACCTGCTCCTCCATCGCAATCAACTGCTTGGCGAGCGGAAGCGTGTGCTTCTTAGCGAACTCCAACTCAACTGGGTCAGTGTTCTCAAGGTCGAATCCGAGAGCAATTAGAATCTGCTCATCAGAGAGTGGTTCTTCTGCTTCTACTGGTTCCTGAGTGGCAGGCGTAGGCTCCTCAGAGAGCTTATGCTGCAACTGTTGAATAAGACTGTCCCTCTGTTCCAGGGCTTTAATAACACTTCGTTTTTGCCCTGGGGACAAACCTTCGAGCGGCGTACCCCAATACTCGTCCGGAAGGTCATCATCGGCTGTAGCATCAAAGCCCTCGGCCTTACCTTCTGAAGCGAGCGGGTCGTCGTCCCTAGCAGCTTGGTTCCCTTTGATTACGGGACTGTCGAAACTATCGTCGTCACCTTCGATAGTCTCTAGGTACTGTGAATCACCGACAGCTTCCGCGATTGCCTCGTGGATGCTGCCGCTGTCCTTATCGGACATGGTGCCCTCCTTTGACTGTGCCACTGGGCCTCGGCTCTAGCTGTACCCTTGGGTCTCGGTCTCGGTGTTGCAATCCCCGCTATGGGGAAATTCCCAGCCCAGGCGGGCTGTTGGCAAACGGCTGCGGCTGCGTCCCAAGTTGCTGGGCCTGCGCCTGCTGTTGCTCGATTGCCACTTCCTCCGTGGACTTGATGAGCGGGTTGATTTCATCAGCCCTATAGCCCATCTCAATCGCCGCTTGACGAACGAACTCTGCCCTATCTGCCTCAGGCAGCGGGAGAGCCAGGTTCATCAGAAGCAAGAATCGCTGAACCCGTTGGTCACGAGTCAAACTTTCCTTCGGAGTAATGTTAATCTCAATGTCAGCATCGAACGCGATATCTTCGTTGTTCCACGCCCACTTGAATTCGTTGCCCAGGTCATCCGTATACTTCAGCATCCGGTCCTGGTCGTAATACAATTGCATCAGCTGTAGCATTGTACGCGCAATCGCGACGTACCATTCCTCTAGCGCAGAACGTCTTTCACTCTGGCGCATGTCGCCTCTGTCCGTGACAATCTGTGTCTCGGTAGCCGTAGTGCGCTTGGAGGGGAAGACGCCACGCATAGGCTCAGAAACACCCGTGCCGTCTTTCATCTCCATTTGAATCTTGTCTGGGAGGTTGAATGCCTCCTGGGGAAGCGGGGGTGGAATGAGCGGCTGGTAAGCCCCACCATCAACACCCTGCGTCCCAACAAATTCGCCCCAGACCGGGGACTTCAGTGCATCCTTGCCCTTCTGTGTCAGCCCTTCCTCCGGCCCCATAAGCTTCGGAATAGTCCTTGCAATGTGGGTCGCGAGATTAGAGCGGTATTCATCAAGTTCTTCCAACGCATTCCAGATAATCCTCATGTCTCCAAGACCCTCAAGCGCGGAAGAATCCTTACGGACTACTAGAGGCTTAAACGGGTTCCGGTCTTCTAGGTCAGCGTTGAACATAAGCGGATTCTCTCGCTGGTGCAGAATAAGGTCATTCCGCTCCTTCGGGAAAATCGTAGTCAGTCCAGTTTCGAAGTCCCACATCTCGCAGATGGTGATACGTTGGTCATCATCGTATTCATCGTCAGACGCGGAAGCAAAGATGCTCTCATCTGTGTACTTCGAAATCGTAGTGTCTCCGCCCAGGTTAGCCAGTAGCTCAGCACCGGCAGTCTTGCCGTAGCGGTCCAAGACGAACTCTTTCCAGAGCGGGTTATGCTTTACTTCGTAGACTGGGAGATGAGTGTACTGGCAGACCCATCGAACATCTTCGATGCGCTTCGCGGTTGGGTCTGGTCTAATCATGCCCCAGGGCACGTACTCGATACACACGCGGTCCCGAAGGATAACCTTGACGCGCTCAATTAGCGTCAACCATTCTCTCGGCACCTCCTCCGGCTCGATTTGGTTTTCTTTGGACAATTCGAGCAGCTGAGCCGTCAAGGCTTCCTCCGGGACGTCTTTCAAACTTGTAGCTTCTTGATAGTCGTAGTAGACTTTCACCCAGCCGATGTCCACCAGCAGCGCGTCTTTAATCGCGTCTTTGGTGCGCCTCTGCCCTTTTGTGTCCCGCCAGGACTGGTTCAAAGCGCGGCTAGCGGCGAGACTCTGAAGCTTGGAGCCATTGCCAATCTGCTGAGTAATGAACTCGACATCAACGGCGGTCATTGAGGCATACATGGTATCGATAATCCCGATACCCGTAGTTACCGAGACAACGTGACCTTCTTCGTTGACTTGGTCGGCTTCAACCTCGTTGCGATAGCGTGCAACAAACTTCATCCTATCCGGCTTGCCCTTGTCGAACTTGTTGTCGGCAAGCTGCAGGCGGCGGCGATAAATCTTTAGAAGGTCAGATTCATCTTCTAGGTAATCGT